TTAACGCTACAATAGTAGCCTGATAAAGGAGAAACATGGCAACCACTTCCGCGTTTGGCTGGGAAACCCCAGACGACACAGACCTCGTTAAGGATGGCGCAGCTGCGATCCGCACACTTGGCAACTCAATCGATACATCGATGTCAGAGTTGAAGGGTGGCACAACTGGTCAGATCCTATCTAAGACATCTAATACCGACATGGATTTCACATGGATTGCAAATGATCAGGGTGACATTACAGCGGTCACAGCTGGAACAGGTATTACGGGCGGTGGCACATCAGGTGCGGTAACAGTTTCGTTTGACCAGGCAAACTTTGGTGGCGGTCAGTTCGCAGCTGGTAAGAATAAGATCATCAATGGTGACTTTGGTATAAATCAGAGAAACTTTAGTTCGACAACTTTATCATCAGCATATATGTTTGATAGATTTTTTAGTGCAATTGTTGGCAACGGTACTTCAACTTTTACTGCACAAACTTTTACGGCAGGTACTGCTCCAGTTTCTGGGTATGAAGGCAAAAATTATTTGCAGATTGCAGTAGCAGGAGAATCAAGCACAACAAGTTATACATTATTTTCACAAAAAATAGAAAGCGTTAGAACGCTTGCTGGACAATCTGCCACTATTTCTTTTTGGGCAAAAGCAAACACTGGCACACCAAATATTCTTACTTATGTGCAACAACAATTTGGCACTGGTGGGTCACCATCGGCTACGGTTTCAACTTACGGAACAGTTACGGCAATTTCAACATCTTGGGTAAGATATTCGTTTCCCATTACTATTCCTTCAATTAGTGGCAAAACAATAGGTACTAACAATGATAATTTTATAAACCTTAGTATTCTTGTGTCGGCTGGTTCCGCTAACGGTGCGCCATTTTCAAGTGTTGGAATCCAGAATAACACTTTCCAATTTTGGGGTGTCCAGGTAGAAGCAGGCAGCGTTGCAACACCTTTCCAGACTGCAAGCGGTGGAAGCCCACAAGCTGAATTGGCTATGTGCCAGCGGTATTTTTCTACTAGCGGTGGTGGATTTGTTGGCATTGCTTCAAGTGCATCACGCGTTGTTTTAATAAACAATAACACGGCTGATTATCGAGCAACACCGACAATTACTGTTCCGACTCCTTTTACTAATTCAGTCAATGAATTGTTTGTGGCTTTGCGAACACCTACAGCGATTACAGCGACAAACATTGGCAGAGTAAATATTTTGGATTGTACTGGCATGACATCAGTAACATCAGGCAATCCATGTTCCTATAACGGCGGACTAGTCACAATGAGTGCGGAGCTATAAAATGGAAAAGTATGTTGAGCATGATTTATACATCCAACGATTTAATGAAGATGGATCAGTTTCATTTATTCCTAAAGATGAACGAAACAACGATTACCAAGAATACTTAGATCATGAAGCCAAGACTAAATAAATCAGCGATTCAGCTGCGGGAACAGATCGATGATTCCTTCCCAGATCGAGATAGAACTAGCGATGGTTGGATCGGTGATACCCGACACGCTGCGCGCAAGTCAGATCATAATCCTGATGAACAGGGTTGGGTTCGTGCCATTGACATCGACCGTGACCTCTCAGGTAAATCCGGAAAGCCGGATCTTATGCCAGACCTTGCTGATCAGATTCGTCTCTATGGAAAGAAGCACCCAAAGCGAATCAGTTACATCATCTTCGCAGGCAAGATCGCATCCCATAAAAAAGGTTGGGCTTGGCGTCCTTATGATGGCATTAATAAGCACAATGCTCATTGCCATGTTTCGTTTACCAAAGCAGCTGACGAAGCATCTGAGTTTTTCCAAATCCCCATGCTAGGAGGCAAATCATGACTGAACTAATTATTGGTGCTTTGGCACTTGCATCAATCCCTGCTATTCGTGCAGCTCTCAAGGCTTATCGTGCAAAGAAGTCAGTTGGTCACATAGTCGCAGATGCAGTTGAAGCTGCTATCGATGAAGTTGATCGCAAGAAGAAGTGACCGCTAATGATTGGGCTGGGTTCGTCCTTGCCATTGTTTCGACGCTTGCTGTGTTTATTGGTGGTTTGCGTTACCTGGTTCGCGGTTGGCTTTGGACTCTTACGCCAAATGGTGGATCATCTCTCGCAGACCGATTGGCAAGAATAGAGACACGCCAGGAACAGATGATGGAACTTCTGAAGAAGTAAGGGACACTTATCCACATGGCAAGAAAAGCAACTAAGGCGCTAGAGGAGCAAGGTTACTCAAAGCTTGATGCTTATTGCATTGGGCTTTATGAGTATTTTTGCAGCTTAAAGCGAGCAGGTTTTGCTGAGGACATTGCGATGTTCATGATTACTGAGCCACAAGCTTATCCTGGCTGGATCTTGCCTGATCCAATCGACCCTGAAAAGTTTGGGGACTATGATGATGACGATGAGGACTAATGACAGTAAAACGAATTGCTTGGATTTCAGACATCCAGGCACCGTTCTTTCATGAAGCAGCAGTCAAGAATCTAGGCAAGTTTTTAAGGGCTTACAAGCCTCACCAAACCATCTGCATTGGTGATGAGATTGATTTACCTCAACTTGGTGGATTCGCTCAACCATGGCAAGAGGTTGAAGGTAACATCGATGAGGATCGTAAACTTACTTTAGAGATTCTCGAATACCTTGGTGTTACTGATGTTGTTGGCTCCAATCATGGAGCGCGTGTTTACAAGTCACTATCTCGCAGACTACCCGCATTTATGAACCTGCCAGAGCTGCGCTATGACAAGTTTATGGGCTATGACAAGGCTGGTATTAAGTACCATCCAAACGGTTTTGATTTTGCTCCTGGCTGGCACACTTGCCACGGAGACGCTTTCCCACTATCAAATAAGCCCGGGCAGACCGCATTAAATGGTGCAATGCGCATGGGCAAATCAATCGTGTCGGGGCATACGCATCGTTTGGGTTTATCAGCACACTCAGAAGCCTCTGGAGGGCGATACGGGCGTATTGTGTGGGGAGTTGAGGTTGGCAATCTAGTAGACCTTTCAAGCCCTGGTATGGGTTATACGAAGGGGTATGCCAACTGGCAGATGGGTTTTGTGGTAGGCACACTTCACGGCAAGCGCTTTACACCGGAACTAATCCCAATCGATCCCAAGGATGGATCTTTCATTTATCAAGGCAAACGCTGGGGCTAAATCGTTACCGTTTCGTTATCTAAATGGGCGTGTAATTGTCGGATAAATGTGAGACCGTAATCCAGTAAGCAACAATGCTTACTAGAACGGGAGCAAAACAAATGGATCTGCAAGTACCAGTAATCTTGTTATTACTAGCTGCTAATGTCCTATGGTTCATCATGGGCTGGGGCAAAGGCTTTGAAGAAGGCAAACGAGAAGGATTAATCGTTGCTAAGAATTACCAACGCCAGGTTGAAAATGCGCGCTGATGACATCCTTGACGAAGCAAAAGATCTCATCCAAGACCGAGGTAAAGATTACGGCTTGGCAGCTCTCAATCACCTTCGAATCGCCAAACTCTGGTCAGCCTATCTTGAACGCAACATCGAGCCTCACGAAGTCGCAATCTGTATGGCACTTGTCAAAATCTCACGCATACAAGAGACAAGCCTCCACCACGACAGTTACAAAGACGGCGCAGCATACATTGCGCTCGCTGGACAGATTGCATCAACTGACTGGGCTGACCTTGACAGTTATTAAATCAGCGCCTGGAGTTTGGTGTGATTACTGCAAAGTCCGCTTTGGCGCTAATAATCTTTTAGGTCAAAAGGCAGCTAGTTACACGGTCATAAGCAATCACCCACGCAGTCAAGGCACACGCCGACACTATTGCAATTCATGCGCCATCGATGTTCAGACATGGGCAGACGGTACTGTTTGGTCACTACCGGAACAAACCGATTACTTAATGAAACAAGAGGAGTTACCAAATGTTTAATTTGGCAGATTACGAGACAGTCGAAACGCGTCTAGAGAAGTTCATCAAGGACTTCCCAGACTTTCGCATAAGCACAGAACTGGAGAGTTTCCAAAATGATCGATTCATTGTTAAAGCATACCTTTATAGAACTTTTGCAGATAGCGTTGCGTTTTCCACCGGATACGCTGAGGAGAAGGTTACTGATCGCGGCGTTAATTCCACTTCAGCGTTGGAAAATTGCGAGACTAGCGCGATCGGTCGGGCGCTTGCAAATGGAGGTTACGCAGCTAAAGGTAAGAGACCTTCTAGAGAAGAAATGAGCAAGGTTGAACGCCTATCAGCAAAGGACATCGCTAAGGCTAAAGAAGTGCCTAGTTTCAAAACCAAGGAAGAAGCATTAGCTGCTGACCCTTGGACAACAGAGCCAATTTATGGAGATCCAAAGCAACCAGCAGCAATCAGCGCAGCTGAAGCGATTGCTAATGTTCAAAATGTATTGGGTGGAACTAATGCCGAGCAATGTCCTCATGGCGACATGGTTTGGAAAGAAGGCGAAAAGAACGGACGCGCCTGGGGTGGATTCTTCTGCATTGTAATTAATAATCAAGGCGGTGAGCCAAAGTGTTCAACCGTTTGGTACAGCCTTGGATCTAATGGTAAATGGGAACGACAGAAACTAAGGAGTGTTTAAGATGGGATTTGTGGAAGTAAAAGTAAACGGGCAATGGATGAACTTGATGTCTATGACTATTCGATGCCAATTATGTAATGAGGAAGTAGTAATCGCTCATTTGGCTAAAATTGAAAACGCTGATACTCCAGTCAATGCGACCTGGACTTGCAAGAAGTGTCACTCGATCAATGGCTAAATACTTCATAACTCCAGCACATTACCCAAGCGCCAGATACCATTTCAGCGGTTATGGCGGTGTCAATAACTGCACCAGATGCGACATCTTTCATCATGTCAATGAGTATGTAGATGATGAAGGTCAAGTCGTTTGGTTCTGTACTAAATGCGAGGATCATTTAGAGCTGTGACGAATCATCGCAAGCATCGAGGTTACAGAACCCAAAAGGTCATAGCCGAGTACCTTAAAACATGGTTTCCCTATGCAGATACTGCTGGGGCTGGTAGGCAAGGCGAGGACATCCTCAATGTGCCTACTATCTCCATCGAGGTCAAGGCTAGGGCTGATTTTCAGCCTTTAGCCTGGATCAAGCAAGCAGATGCTAACGCTAATGGCAAACTGCCAATGGTCATCATGCGATGTAATGGACAAGGCGAGGATGTGGGCGAATACCTGGCATTTGTTAAAGTCAAGGACATTATGCCCATTTTGGCTGACTTATTGCCAACAAGTGAAATAACAAGATGTACAAGCTGCGGAGCCTATACATTTCAGGAAAGGATCTGTCTATCATGCCAATCTATGAATACAAATGCGTCAAATGCCAAATAAGCATGGAATTAGAAAAGTCAATACACGAAGAGGCAGATCCAAACTGCTGTGGTGAGGCTATGCGCCGGGTCTATAGCAGCTTTGGCATCTCCTTCAAAGGAACAGGTTGGGGTCATCAATGAAACGAAACACCGTTCTGAGCAGGGCTTTTACAAATGGATTTGACACCGCTGGTACGCTAGATTCGCAGAACCCATCAAGGGTTCAGAGCGACCCGCTGAAGCGGGTAGGTCGCTCGGTGCTACTTGCTATTGGGATAACTCTGTTTACACCTGCTTACGCAGGTTCACCTGATGTGGTAAAACAATTAACTATCAAAGAGTATGCAGCTGTATTAGTAGATGATAAAACCCAGATGAGTTGTTTAAGTAAGCTCTATGGAAAAGAATCAGCATGGAGACATGATGCTGTTAATGGCTCACACTATGGAATACCACAAGGACGATCTATCTATCTAAAGACAGCAACACCAGAGCAACAGATTATGTGGGGCTTGAAGTACATCGATAACAGATACGGTAGTCCATGCAAAGCGTGGGACTTCTTTCAAAAGAATAACTATCATTGATGGCTAAGCAATCAGCATTAAGAGATGATGGTTCAACAGCTCTATGGCGTAAGATCCGCGCAAGAGTATTAACAAGAGATCAACATACTTGTCAATTGTGTGGCGCAGAAGCCACTCATGTCGATCACATAGTTCCAAGACGCTTAGGAGGAGATGACTCAATGGATAACCTTCAAGCACTATGCAAGAGATGTAATTTAAGTAAGGGGGGTGGCTTTTTTGAGAGCGCATCGACACCCATGACCCCCCTTGGATCTTTTGCCCCCAAAAACGGCTCAATAAGCCACTATCAGGAGACAACCGACTAACTATGACTACAAACCCTCAAACAGGCTTAGAACAGGCTCCTACGGCTTACCTAGGGGCGACAGAACCCCGTATTAGGTCAAAACCGGTCGATTTACCGTCTCGCGGACAGGAAATGATTGATTTCTGCGAGCAAATCATCGACCCCGTGACTGGTGAGACCTTCAAACTGCTTCCCTGGCAAAAACTTCTGGCTATGGAGATGCACCGCGTCAAGCCTGATGGACGCTGGTATCACAATGAGGTTGGGGTCATTATCGCTCGTCAGAACGGTAAATCTACCTTCATGCAGCTTCGTATTCTGGCTGGTATGTTCCTTTGGGGTGAGCGTTTACAGATCCACACAGCTCACAAACTCACCACATCATCTGAAATCTTCTGGAAGATTGATGAGATTATCCAAGCCAATGAACAACTTGTGACGCGGTTTGTAAAGAAGTACGAAACCAAGGGAAGCCAAGAGATTAAACTCAATGACGGCACTCGATACCTAGTCAGAGCCAACAACTCAGCTGCTCGTGGTATCGCAGCACCTGACACGATCCACCTGGATGAAGTTCGTGAGTACAAGGACGATGAAGTCTGGGCATCGCTTCGCTTTACGCAGATGGCATCTAAGAATCCTCAGGCGATTATGTATTCCAATGCTGGAGACCAACACTCAGTAATCTTGAACCGTATGCGAGAGCGTGGCTTAGCAGCAGCTGCTGGTTCAGATGATCCGATTGGCTGGTTCGAGTGGTCGGCGGAGCCAGGCTGCGCGATTGATGACATAAATGGCTGGAAATCTGCGAATCCATCTTTAGGCCATACGATCCACATAGATAATCTTAAGAGCGCAATGTCTGACGATGAATCCATCATCCGTACAGAGTTATTGTGCCAATGGGTAAGCCAGATCAACCCAGCCATCAATCCGTCAAGTTGGACAGAGTGCGCGC